GGTTGCAACACATGGTATATCCTTTTAAGGGAGAAGGCGAAAGAAGAACTGTCGCTTCCAACCTTAATTGTTGGGATATGCAAGAACAACCAACAGAAATAGAAGAGGAAGAATAATGTTATATATTAATATATTCATGTGGATAACTGCTATTATTGCAATAGCTTCATTAGTGGCTGCCATAACACCTACTCCTAAAGGAGATGAGTTGTTAGGTAAGCTTTATAAGGCTATAGATTTTTTAGCTTTAAACATAGGAAAAGCTAAGGATAAATAATGCCTAGACGGACTACCATGGAAGTTGCAGCCGATTTAGATAAGCACGAAGCAGTTTGTGCCGAGAGGTGGCGTGAGACTATTTATAGGATCAAACGTCTTGAAGTGTTAATTATTACAACACTTGCCTCTTTAATCATTGGAATGGCCAGCATACTTAGTAGTCAAGTTTTTTAGAATGTGCAATGTCATTAGAAAAGTTTATATTTCGACCAGGGATAAACCGAGAAGGAACGGATTACTCTAATGATGGTGGGTGGTTCGATTCTAATCTCATAAGATTCCGTAAAGGTCTACCTGAAAAAATAGGTGGTTGGGCAAAGAACACCTTAAACACTTTCAAATCCACAGCTAGAGCGTTACACGCTTGGGTGGATTTAGAAATCACTAAATACTTAGGAATAGGAGCTACTTGGAAGTATTACATTAAAGAGGGGGATAATTTTTACGATATTACTCCTTTAAGAGCAACAACTTCTGCTGGAGATGTTACCTTTTCTGCAAGTAATGGCAGTTCAACTATAACTGTAACTGATGCAAGTCATGGTGCAGTAACGGGAGATTTTGTTACTTTTAGTGGTGCTGCTACTTTAGGCGGTTTAGTTACTGCTGATGTTTTAAACCAAGAATATCAAATTCTTTTAGTTACTTCAGCTAATGCTTATACAATAACTGCTAAAGATACTTCTGGATCTACCGTTACAGCAAATGGTAGTGACATTGGTAATGGTGGTAGTTCCGTAGTAGGAGCGTATCAAATCAACGTAGGACTAGACGTATATGTAGAATCAACAGGTTGGGGTGCTGGAACATGGGGTGCTGGAACATGGGGGTCGGCAACGGCAATTACAGCTTCTAATCAATTAAGATTATGGTCGCATGATAATTTTGGTGAAGATCTGATTATGAATGTGAGAGCTGGCGGAATATATTATTTTGATATTAGTGCCGCTACTTTAGGGACAACTAGAGCAACCCCTTTAACAAGTTTATCTGGAGCAAACTTAGCTCCTACAATAGCGCTACAAACTTTAGTTAGTGATATAGACAGACACGTTATTTGTTTTGGAGCCGATCCTATTTCTGGAAGCTCTCGAACAGGAGCAGTAGACCCAATGTTTATTGCATGGAGTGACCAAGAGAACGCCGCTCAGTGGGAGCCTTTATCCACTAATACTGCCGGGTCTTTTAGATTATCAGCGGGCTCACAAATTATTGGAGCAATCAGAGCCAGACAAGAAACTTTGGTTTGGACAGATACTTCACTTTATTCAATGACCTTTGTCGGTCAGCCTTTTACTTTCGGAGTTAATTTAGTAAACGAAGGAGTAGGACTTATTGGACCTAACGCTGCTGTTAATACTCCCAAAGGTATATTTTGGATGGATAAAAAAGGGTTTTATACCTACAACGGAACTGTTCAAGACATACCGTGCACAGTACAAGATTATGTATTTAGCAATCTAAATGAAGGTCAGGCCTTCCAAGTGTTTGGATTCTTAAATAAAGAATTTGATGAAGTAGGTTGGTTCTATTGCGCTGCGGGAGAAACAACGATTAGTAAATACGTTGTATTTAATTACGAAGACAGTGTTTGGAGCATAGGCGAATTAAACAGAACATCTTGGGTAGATGAAGGAATATTTGATGCTCCTATAGGTTCTTATACAACAAGCGATGTAGGTTATTTGTATAACCATGAAACGGGAAATGATGCTGACGGTTCACCAATGGATAACGTCTATATAGAGTCCAGTGACTTTGCATTAGGCAACGGAGAAGAGTTCCAAGCTATTAATAAGATTATCCCAGATATTAAATTTACAGGAAGTGGAGGAAGTGGCCAAACTGTTAATGTTGTTTTAAAGCAAAGGAACTACCCCGGAGAAAGTTTATCCACTGATTCAACAAACACTTGCACTGCAACAACTACAAAGATAGATACTAGGCTTAGAGCAAGACAAGCTGCCCTTAGAATTGAATCAGATGATGACGGATCCTTAGGAGTTAGATCTGGCGTTGGGTTTAGAGTGGGTGCTATGCGTATGGATGTGCGACCAAATGGTAGAAGATAATGGCAAAGATTTTAGAAACGCGATTGCCTGTAGCTATGGGGGAACTATCTCCTGAGACATTCAATCGTTTAGTAAGAGTATTAGAATTAAATTTAAATAAGGTAGATGTTGATGCAACGTTATCAGTTAATGCAACACAAAGAGATGAAAATAAATTTACACCAGGAGATATAATTTGGAACCTTTCTACAAGTCAACTACAAGTATGGAATGGTAAGCAGTGGGTAGATCTATATGTAGGAACAGAACGAGGAGTAGAAGGAGTAACTGGTTTAGGAGAGTTATCTGTGTCAACAAATGGAGCAACAACGATAAAGATACTATGATGGATAGAAACAAATTAATAGAAGAACTGAAAGTAGACGAAGGCGTTATCGATGAGATTTATGAGGATCATTTAGGCTTTGCAACGTTTGGAGTGGGACATTTAATCTTAGATAATGAGCCTGAATTTGGAAAATCTGTCGGCACATCTGTATCAAATGATAGAATTAGAGAATGTTTAAATAAAGATATTGATATTGTTTGTTCTGAATTAGATAGAAATGCTCCATGGTGGAGAGGACTAGGAGACAATAGACAACGTGTTTTAGCTAATATGTGCTTTAATTTAGGCTATCCTAGACTCAGTAAATTTAAAAAGTTTATTGGTGCTATGCAAGAAAGTGATTGGGAAACCGCTGCGGTTGAGATGTTGGACTCTAAATGGGCATCTCAAGTAGGAGATAGGGCCATTAGATTAAGAAATAGAGTCTTGGAAGGAGATTAATATGCCGTTTAGTAAGTACACTAAGAAGCAAAAGAGATTGGCTAGAGTGGCCAAACCTCGTAATAAGATTACTTCTGCGGACATTAAGAAAGTGAAAAAGAGCAAACTGTCTAATTATAAAAAATCATCAAGGAGACCATAATGAAACTAGGTATATTAAAAACGTTAGTAGGAACAGTAGCCCCAACTATAGGCACCGCTTTAGGTGGTCCTATGGGCGGTATGGCTGCAAACATGATTTCAGAGGTATTAGGATGTGATCCTGAACCAAAGAAGATACAAAAAGCAATGGAAACAGCTACTCCTGAGCAATTAGCAGAGCTAAAAAAGGTGGAAACAGACTTTGAAGTTAAGATGAAAGAACTTGATATAGATCTGTTTGCATTAGAAACAGCCGATATACAGGACGCAAGAACTAAATTTAGCAAAGATTGGACGGCTAGAGTAATAGGTATAGCTGTAGTAGGTGGGTTTATGGGGTATATTTTTCTTGTGACTATCCAACCCCCAGAGCAAAATTCAGAGGCATTGATAAATCTTGTATTAGGCTACCTTGGTGGGTTAGCAAGTGCTATCATATCGTTTTATTTTGGCGCTTCTAACAAACAAGACAAGGACTAGAAAAAGAGATATTATAGGAGATACTATGGCAGATGAATTTGATTTTAGTGATTACAGTTGGCTAGACGACCTAGATGAGACTACTAATCTAGACTTTTCCTATGGTAGTGGCATCACCGACGATTCTTTTGACCTCTCGGATCTCTTTAATAATGACGATGATTATAGCTATCTGTTTGATGACGTAACAGATTTAACACCTAGTTATACTCCCGGAGTAGATTTTAGCGACGTTTACGACAACTTGTTTAACGATGACGATGATTATAGCTATCTGTTTGATAGCCCCATAGACACAACACCCGATTTTAATCCCGGTTCCACTGATATGCTTAGCGAAGATTATGATTGGAGTTGGCTAGATTCAATAACAGGTGACGAAGGAAGTGAAAAAGAAGAAGACGAATACCAAGGTATTTTTGGTTGGGGGATTGGACCTAAATTAAATCAAATGTTTACTGGGGGACAAGGGCTTGCAGGGCTTCTAGGTGGTGGTGGCGACGGTAAGAAAGGTGGTGGATCTGGTGGTCTTCTTGGAGGAGAAGGTCTTCTTGGAGGCAGTGGGCTAGAAACACTTATTAAATTAGCAATGATTAATAAGTTAAGAAAGCAAGACAGAGATGATCCAAACGAAGTAGTCCCAATTGGAAGCGACGCATTTAGCGCTGTTGGGCAAGGACAAGGACTAGGCAGTATGCCTGATTACAGAATTTTTAACTTACAGCCTGCATTAATGCCAGGCGTAGGATATGCAAATGCACCCCCACCTGAGATGAAACACGGTGGATTAGCGAGCTTGGACCAAGGACCTGGGGACATAACCCTAGCAAGATTAGAGCCGGGTGAATTTGTTATGACAAGAAAAGCTACCGATAATATCGGAGCAAAGAATTTATATAGATTAATGAAAGAAGCAGAGAGGATGGCGTAATGGCAAGTTATTTAGACCCTAAAACAACAGTAACCTATGAACAGCCGTGGGCAGATGCCATGCGTCGTGGGTTCATGGAATCCGCGTTTGGTATGGCGAAGCAGCCTATGCCTGTTCCTGTTCAACAAGTAGCAGGACTGGATCCGTATGAAATGAGAGCCAGAGAGTTAGGTGGTGGTCTTGGTGGGTTTACTCCTTACATACAACAAGGCGGACAAATGATGCAACAAGGGGCTAATTATTATACTCCTGGTGGCATTAGCCAATTTTATAATCCTTACGAACAAGACGTAGTACAGCAAAGCATTCGAGACATGCAAGAAGCCAATGCACAACAAAGCATGGCGAACAGAGACCGAGCGGTAAGCTCAGGTGCCTTTGGAGGATCTCGCGGTAGATTAATGGAACAAGAAAGAGAAAGATCCTTTGGTAGAGGTATGATGGAAGGTATCGGTGGATTGCGTTCACAAGGATTTGGACAAGCTATGCAAGGCGCACAAACAGCAGCAAGAGGACTTGGTGGGCTAGGCCAACAATTTGGACAACTAGGCATGACAGGTCAACAAGGTTTAATGAATCAAATGAACGCGTTTAATCAAATGGGTGGTATCGGTAGAGGTATACAAGATCAGATGTACGGCGCTCAGTTTGACGCCGCTAACAGAATGGCCCAAGAACCATGGCAACGTATGGGTATGCTACAAGGCATGATGGGTATGCTACCGAAAACTGGTGCGAGAACTGAATTTGGGGCTGCTGCTGGAACTGATCCAATAGCAGGAATAATGGCACTATTAGGACTGAGAGTATAATGAACTGGAAAGCTAGACAATTATTTTCAAATCGTGAACAAGGCATTATGTCTGGCCTTGATCCAATACCCATGATGGGAGGAGGCTCAGTGCCTTATCCGGGTATGCAGAATGGTGGTCCAGTTATGGATCACACGCATCCAGAATTGCATTCGCACGGATCAAAGATAGACCCAGGGTTCAGAAGAAATCCAGATATGGTTTTGTTTGGTGCTCCGACTAAAAGAGATGCTTTAGAGTATTTAGATAGAGAACAAAAAATGTTACAGCCTTCTCTTCCTAAAATGCAAGAAGGAGGTCCAGTTCCTCCAGCTCCCGAAGAACCTTCAATAGAAGAACAAGTAGCAAAACTTGCAAAATTGAAAGGTATTAGTGTTCCTACAGCGCGTGGTCAATTATTAGAAGCCACCGCAGCGCAACAAGGCGTGTCTCTTTCTCCAGAAGTCATTCAACAATTCTCAGTGGGATTAATATCTTTACATGACGCTTTAGCACAAGGCATTCCTAAAATGCAGACTGGTGGAATGGTAGGCATGGATTTATTTGAAGAAGGTGACCAAGACGTAAACGAAGCATTGAACATGATGGCTACGGTTGCGAATCCAGAGGTCCCAGATATGCCAGCCACTAACGGTGCTGCTCCGATGATGGAAGAAACGGTAGAGGTTACAGAAACAATAACCGAGGACCAAGGACCTAATGACTTTAAATCTGCTGTGAGAGATTTAAAAGATACATATAAAACAGAGATTAGAAACTATATTTCCGAAGCTGGTATGGAAGGAATAGACAGATATTTAAAAAGAATGGATGTTTCTTACAACAATGAATTAAACAACTTACGTAAACAATTTAAAGTAGAAATATTAGACCCAGAAGATATGTTGCTCACTGAAGAATTCATTGCTGAATTAATGGGAGCTAGTATTCCCGGTATGGACGACGGTGGAGTTGTTATGACTCAAGAGAAACTAAATGAACTCTTTGGAAAAGGTAAATTTAGTTTAAGTGATTGGAATAACTCCTCTCCAGAAGTACAGCAAGTTTGGTTGAATATAGCGCAAATAGCAAAAATAGAACAAGACATGAGCACAAGTTCTTCAATAGACATGACTGCTTTAAATAACCTACTTCAAGAAAGAAGAGGTCTATCGGAAGAAATAGGCGAAGCAGCTAGATCTGGATATGCTTCTATTGGATCCACAGGTGGACATTTTCTAGGTGCTAGATCGGCAGGAAGAAAAGCCGAACT